GACCTGATCGCCGGTGCCGAACTGGCGTTGAACACCTCAGCGGTGAACGGTTCCGGTACCGCCCCCCAGCATCGTGGTGTGTTGAACGTGGCCGGCATTTCCGCTGTCGCGTACACCGATGTCACCCCGACCGTCGGTGAGGCCTGGCCGAAGCTCGCAGACGCGATCCAGCGCATCAACTCGCTCCGGTTCCTGCCGGGCACAGCGATCTACATGCACCCGCGCCGTTGGGGTTGGATCACTGCCGCTGTCGACACTGTCGGCCGCCCGTTGTTCGAGTTCTCGACGGTCGCCCCGAACAGTGTGATGGGTCTCGGGTCCGCCGCCGAGTACGGGCAGGTCGTCGGCAAGCTCATGGGTCTTCCCGTGATCACCGACGCAACGATCCCGACGAACCTGGGTGCCGGCACGAACGAAGACATCATCTTCACCGCACGGGTCTCCGATTTCGTGTACTGGGAAGACGACATCATGCAGTTCACGTTCGAGCAGACCCTCACGACCGCCCCCGGTCAGGTCCGTCTCGCAGCCGGCAGGTTCTCCCTGTTCTCCGCTGGCAGGTACCCGACGGGTATCTCGACCATCGGCGGAACCGGGCTCGTCACGCCCGCCTTTTAATCCTGCTGGTCCTCTCGTCGGTCTGGTGGCCGCAACTGTCCCGGTTCGATCCCGGGACGAGAGACAACACCCCGTTTCCACACAAGGGAGCTCGCATGTCGCTCACAGTCGAAAGTTTGCTCGAGGAACGCCGCGGGTATCTGCTCCGCGGGTTGAAGGACCGGGTCGCCCAGGTCGACGCCCAGATTCGCCTTCTGGGTGGTGTCGAGGTCGAAACTGTCGTGTCCGCACCCGTGGGTGTCGAAACGACGGATGCTGCCCCGGTGAAGGCCGCGAAGAAGCGCTGACCCCATGGCCTCGACGACGCCGACGACCGGTGCGCAACGCATCCTGATCGGCGCCCCCGCGGCTGTGCTGCGTGTCACCCTGTCAGATCAAGATGGCAACCCGGCCGACGCCGCTGGCACGGTCACTGTCACGGTGACCCGCGCTGATGGGACTGTGATCGTGACCGGTGCAGCAACCACGAACCCGACCGGTGTTGGCACGTACACGTACACCCTGTCCGCCGCAGCGGTCGCCTCCTACGATGTTCTGACCGCTGTCTGGTCCGACACCGGTGTGGTGCGTGCCACCAGCCGGCATCGGATCGTGGGCGGGTTCCTGTTCTCCCGCGATCAGCTGAAAGCCATGACGGGGGTGGGGACGTTCTCCCCGGAGGAACTCGACGCCGCCCGCGATCATGTCACCGACCAGTTCGAACGGTACCTGCGCCAAGCAATCGCCCCCACCTACGACATTGATGCGTTCACCACCCTTGGTGCCCTGTTCCATGTGTTACCTCACCGCCCGGTCCGTACCCTGCGGTCCTGCACCGTGAACGCCCAAACGGTGTCGACGACGTCGTTCGTGGTGAACGAGTTGTCCGGCCGCATCCAGGGACCCTGGTTCTACGGGTCCTGCACCGTCGGTTACGAACATGGCCCCGATGGCCCGTCCCGGGAGCTGCGTGACGCAGCCCTGCAAACCGCCCGTGATGTTCTGCTACGTGAACGATCCGGGATCTCCTCGAGGGCCCGGTCGCAGACGAACGAGATGGGTGCAACAACACAGTTCGCGTTCGCCGGGAAAGATCATCCGACCGGCATCGATGAGGTCGACGCGCTCCTCGTTTCGATGCGTGACAAATCGGCCGGGTTTGCCTGATGCCCGGGAACCCTGTCCCGACAGTGAAACGGCAATGGGCGGCGGTCCTCGCTCCGCTGCTCCCGTACCGGGATGACGGTTCCCGTGTCCGGATCTCGTACTCGCATCCGGGCCCCGATCTTCTCGAAACCGAACACGTGTACTTCGATGGTGGTGACGCCACGATCGAAGTCTCATCGATGAAAGCAGGCCGTCTCCGCCGCCTGTACACCGTCGAGTTCAACGTCATCGTGCTCGTCCAGCAGGTCGGCCCCGCCTCGGTATCACCAGATGGGGTGACTCGCACCCCACAAGAAGTGGCCGATACCCGCGCCCAAGAAATCGCGACTGTGATCGATGAACACATCGCCGACGATCAGCACCTCTCATCCCCTGAGGTGGTCGATCAGGCCTGGTCGACCGGCACCACCTCATCGTACGGGTACCTCGATAACGGGGTCGTATCACAAGTCGTGATGCGTGTCGCGTTCCGGTCCCGCCCACTCTGACCCTCAGGAGAACGTTGTGCAGATCAGATACATCGGCCCGCACGACGCGGTCGAACTTCCCGGCCATCCGGCCATCCCCAAAGGCTCCACCGTGAATGTTGACCCGGACCTTGCCGGGCATCCCCCGGCCGCCAGGCTTCTCGCCGCCCACCTCGAGCACCACCAGGCAATCCAAGATCACGACCACCCTGGTGCGATCCGGTTGCGAGACGAAATCGTCGGCCTCGATCCGGGTGCCGGGCTGCTCGCCCAACCCGACAACTGGGAACCGGTCCCCACCAAAGCAATCAAGAAGGATGAGGTGACGGCATGACCACGATGAACACCCAGCTCGGTGTTGTCGACGAGGCCACCTACGGAACCCCGCTCACCGTCACCCGGTTCTTCGAGTTCAACTCCGAAGGTGTCAAAGTGCAGCAGGGCCGCGTCGAATCGGCCGGTCTGCGTTCCGGTACCCGGGTGCTGCGATCGGACCGGTTCGAACCGTTCCGGATCGGTGCCGCCGGCCCGATCACGTTCGATGTGCCCACCAAAGGGTTCGGGTACTTCTTGAAGCACATGCTCGGCCAGGTCGCTACCGTCGGCCCGACCGATTCGAACTACACGCACACCGGCACCGTCGCCTCGTTGCTCGGCAAGTTCTTCACCACCCAACTCAACCGACCGTTCAACCCGGCCGGCACAAACCAGGCGTTCACCTACGAGGGATGCAAGATCACGAAATGGGAGCTCGGCTGCGACCTCGACGGGGTCCTTGTCTGCACCCTCCAAATTGATGCTGAGGACGAATCGACCGCGGTGGGTCTCGCGACCGCCTCGTACCCGTCAGATTTCCGGGTGTTTTCGTGGGGGGGTGGCTCGATCACGTTGGGTGGTGCAGCGTTCGAGATGAAGAACTTCAAGGTGTCATGCGACAACGCGCTCGATGTGGACCGCCGGTACATTCGCACGTCCACGTTGAAGAAAGAACCGGTCGAGAACGGGTTCCGTAAGATCGAGTTCTCCTGCTCCGGTGATTTCACTGACCTGACCCAGTACAACCGGTTCCGTGACGCCGCCCGTGCGAACACCCTCGGCGCTGTCGTAGCGACGTTCAACGGGCCCGTGTTCCACGCTGGCGCCACCCTGCCCGCGGTGACGGTCACGATCCCGGCCGCACGGTTCGATGCGGTCGATTTCAACATCAACGGCCCAGCCGCGCTGATGCAGAACATCTCGGGCATCGCGACCGATGATGGTACGAACTCCCCGATCTCGGTCGCGTTCCGGTCAACCGACGTCACCCCCTGATGAGTACCGGGAGAGATCGCTCAGGGATCAAGTCGAAAACGTCGAAGCTCGTCGCCGTTGAAGTGAACGGTGAGCGTCTCGTCATCGATTCGAAAGCGATGACAATCCGGGAACGTCAACAGGCCCGAGCCGAGTTGGCGCTGCTCCCAGATTCGGACTCGACTGACGCGATGGCCGCGTCGATCTGGATCGCGATGCGCCGCACGAACCCGGCCCTCACCTTCGCCGAGGTATGCGATTCGCTCACGGTCGCAGATCTCGACGACGCCGAGTTCCTCGAGGATGACACATCCCCGGAAGCATGAGGCGGGCGCTGCTCAGGCAGTGGCCCGCCCTCACCCGCTTCTACGGTCTCACCCCGAACACGATGGAGCAGTTCACGATCGACGAGATCAACGAGTACATCGGCCAGTTCTCCGAGTACTCCCAGGCTCAAGAGATGGACCGCCGACGTCAAGCACGAGGACGGTGATCTGATGCCCGCATCTATCCAGTTCTCGGGGCTCCCCGAAATCCGTGATGCGATCAAACGGCTCGGCAATGTTGCTGACACCGCAGAGTTCAAAGCGGCCGGGTACAACGTCGCGTCGAAAGTTGTGATCCCGGCCGCCCGCGCCCGAGCTACCAGTGTTGGCCGGATGCAGGTCCGTGCAGCGAAAACCCTTGCACCTGTCAAAACCCCGGCCGGGGGCGCGGTGCGTTTCGGTGCCGGGTTCCGGGGTGCGATGGGTGCAGAGTTCGGGGCTGACCGTAACCAGCGACGCAACACCCGTGATGGTCTCCAACTTGGATGGAACCAGTTCAAACCGTGGCGGGGGTCCGGTGAGAACGCCGGCTACTTCCTGTGGCCAGCGATCCGGGCGAACGCTGAACAGATCATCGAAGCATTCGCGAACGAACTCGATCCGCTCCTCGAGCGGCTCTTCCCTGAATGAACAGGACCAACGATGGCTGACCGTTCACTCACAATCCGGTTCCTTGGTGATCCGAAAGCGTTCCAACGTTCCGCGAAGGATGCGATCAGCGCGCTCGATGACACCGGTTCCGCTGGTGAACGTGTCGCTCTACAGATGAAAGCAATGGCGGACAAGATGGACGCCGACATGCGCGACGCCGCCTCCGCTGTCGGGGTTCTCGAAACCGCAATGGGAACCGAGCTGGTCGAATCGATCCGGCAGGCCGGCGGTTCGATCGACAGAATCGTCGGAGATCTGAAAGCAGCCGGGCTCACCTACGACGACGTTCGTGGTGACGCAGACGCGCTCGCTGACGCGATCCGCCGGGTCGATGAGACCGGCGGTCACATGGACAACCTGAAGGCTGGCGCCGATGACGCCGAAGCAAGCCTGAAGAAGGTTCACACCGAGGGCGACAACTCGAAATCGGTGCTCGCGAACATGGTCGGCAACAGTGTGCAGGACCTCGGCGCGCTCGGCGGTGTTGCTGGTACCGCCGGTATGGCGCTCGGCCAGCTCGGCGAGTACGCCACCGAGGGCAACATCTCATTGGGTGGTCTCGCGAAGACTGCTGGTCCCATGATCGCTGTGACGGCCGCCGTGATGGGTGTCGCCGCGGTAATGAAGGCGCTCGGTGCTGACGCCAAAAAGACGAAAGAAGAGACCGAGCTTCTGGTTGGTGTGCAACGGCAGCTGAAGGAAGGCAAGTTTGAGGATGCTGCGGTCAAGTTGGAGGAGTCGTACCGCGGAACCATCGCCGCCGCGAAGGAGTACGGGCTCTCCACCAGGGATGTCACGAACTACATATCGGATCAGAAAGACAACATTGGCCCATTGACGGATCGGCTCGCTGAACTCAAAGCGAAGCAGGAAAGCGTCACCGAAGCTGAACGGAAAGAGTTCTACGGTCTAGAAATCCTGATCGGAAACCTGAAGGATGCCCGCGAGA